CCTTCGGTTTACAAAACCGCTGCACTACCACTGTGCTAACCCGGCAAAAGTTCCTAGTCGCAATGACTTGTATTAGCTGGATAGCTCGGCCGCCAGCCTGGGACGCTTCGGGGAAGGAAAGCCAGGAAGAATTCGGCCAGCGATGCGCTCGTGGAGAACGGGGGGACCATCTACGTAGAAATTTTGTACGACCTTGGGGGATGGGGTCAGATAGCAAGCTCAGCCAGGGGAACGCTCGGACGCCGGCGCCGGCCCCACTGCCAATCGCCGCCAAGCTCAAGAGCGTAACGGCGATGAGGCCGACCCCGGCAGGGACGCGCCTTCATGGATATGGGAGATATTTTGGGAGACGCTCGAGCCCTGTAGGTGCGGTTAGTGCATCAAGCTATTGATAACACTGGCGTCCCGTACGGGATTCGAACCCGTGTTACCAACGTGAAAGTTGCAGCGTGTGCATCCCGCAGGTTCGTTTCCTGTCGCGGACAATAGCCTTATGTCCCGCAAATTATTTGCGTTTCACATCTGGCGGGACGCTATCAGAATGGTAACTTATGTGGCGGGACAGGTGGGGATCAGAGGGGTCTGCCTGTCGTAGGCCTGTCGCAGGAGTTACCAAACTGATGCAGGTGCGCCTCACGGCCGAGTTCGTCCGGCAGGTCACCACGGCCGGTCCACCGATCCGTGACACGACCTATTTCGACACGGATTTGCGCCGCTTCGCCCTTCGTGTGATGCCGCCAAAGCGCGCGGGCGAACAATGGCCGGCGTGGTATTTTGTTCGATATACGCCGCGTGGTGGTGGCGCTGAGCGACGGCTGAAATGTGGCGATCCCCGAACGATGGATCTCGCCAAGGCGCGCGTTTCGGCGCGGGCACTGCTGGGTGCGGCGGACGGCGGCGGCGATCCTGCCGCACTGGCGGACGCCAACCGCGCGGCTTGGACCGTCAGCGAGGCCTGGGAACGCTTCCTGGTGTCGCCCGAATTCGCCAAATGCACGGCTCGCACGCGGGAAGAAAAAGCGGCAACGATGCGTTTGCATGTGCTGCGCCATGTCGGATCGACCAAGCTTGCCAACATCAATGTGCCAGTCGTGCGGCGCCTGCACAGAGCGGTTGAAGGTGACCAGCGCACAAACACACGCAAGCGTCGGCTCGGCGGCCCTGGAGCGGCCAGGCAGGCCGTCCGGGCGCTGTCTGGCTTGCTGTCGTGGTGCGTTGGCGAAGGCCGCCTTGACCGCAATCCGATCATCGGCTCGCTACGTTTAGCTGGCGGCGGCGAACGCAGCACGGTCCTGAGTACGACACAGCAGTACAGCTCGCTCTTCACGACGATGGACCGCATGGTCGACGAGGGTCGGCTCCGACCGATCGTGCGCGCCTTCGTTATCCTCGTGGCGGCGACCGGATTGAGACGCGACGAGGCCCGGACACTCCAATGGGGCGATATCGATCTCGGAGCACGTCGGATCAGGTTGCGCCGTCCGAAAGGGGTGAAGCTCCAGCGGAGTGGCATCGACCACGAGACAGTGAGCCTGCCACCGATCGCCGCGGCGGCTCTGGTTGCTATCAGGTGGGACGATGCGGCTGACACGGCCCAAGTCTTCGTCCCGGTGCGCGGCCGGCTCATTGCTGTCGATCGCGACTTTCGTAGGATCACCAAGGAAGCTGGCCTGCCCGGCGACCTCGTCATCCATAGCCTGCGTCACTCCATTGGCACGGCGGCCATCGTGGCGGGCCTCTCGACGGCGGAAACCAAGGCGATGCTGCGGCATCGCAACATATCGACGACGCAAAAATATGTGCACCTGGCAGAAGCCAGCCGCTCGCGGTTCCAGGATCGCGCGATTGCGCACCTGATGCCTGGGCCCGAAGACGCCGATGATAACCGCCCGAGGACGCCCGTTGTCATCACCCAGCGGAGGGCCGGACCTTGACCAACTCCGATCAGTTCGCGGAACCGCCGCCGAGGGGATGGACGCTTGCCGAGGCGCTGTCGCGCCTGCCCGAGGAGGAGTTGCGCGACAGGTTGGCACCACGCAAATTGAGATTGAGAGGGTTCAAATGGAAGGGACACTCTTGGGCGGAAGGACTGGAGGCCGTCAGCACAGAAGCTGATCCACTCTGGGCCGCCACCGCGATATTCTCCCTGGAACTCGACATGATCTATGGCGATGGGCTGCGTCTCTTCAAATGCCGCTTTCTTTCTGGCGAAGTCGCCGCCGCAGTCGGAGCGTCGATCCCCGTGCGACAGGCTTCTAGCAAAGGGTCAAACAAACCGCTAACCGCGCTGACTACCATTGCAACGCAGGCGCTTGCGGCCGTGCTCTACCGCGAAGGCATAGGCCCGCAACCCACGGCTTCACGCCTTGCCAAGCGTGCGTGCGAGCTTGCCGAGGAGCTTGATTTGCCGGGTTGGGACGTGCTGAGCCCCCGTGGCTCCTCACTACGTTCACTTGCACAAGCAGTGATCGACGGCGTCCGCGCCGAGGATGCCAAGCTGGAAAAGCGGTAATCCGCCCGAACCTGCCCCGATCCGCCCAGACAGTGACCCCACGTTGATGTAGTCCTTCCCCCTGGGACGCGAACTGGAAGGACAGAACGGACCATGAGCGCCACACAACCCGAGCTCAGGACGTGGCTGCCGCTGATGCGCGAGCGGAAAGCGGCGGATTACCTCACCGAGGAAAAAGGGTTGCCGACGACAGCGAAAACGCTGCGCAACCAACGCCATCAGCGTCGTGGGCCAAAGTGCGAATACTACGGCTCGATGGTGCTGTATCGAAAGACAGTATTGGACGACTACGCGGAGAACGAAGCGCTTCAGCCAGAGAGTCCCGCCGCCCGTACGCGCCGCCTCGCACGCGAAGCAACGGGACGGACGCAGTCATCAGAGCCGGCCGGAACAGACCAGCCATGAGTTAACAGCAGCAAACCGCAAAGGGCGGCGGCCTGCTGCTTCTCCGTTGTTGTAGAAAGGAGGGGTCGCGGGGATCCAACCTTCTCTCACGGACAGGTCCCGACCGGCAAGCCCCCTCCCGTCCGGGAAGGATGTGATCACATGGAAGAAGACGATGCGAACGGCCACATGGTGACTGCGTGGCCCTGGGCACCTGGCTCGATTGCCGCATGCGCCGAATTCTCCCTGCGTTCACTGCTTGAGCGGCCGCTGTCCACCGTCGAATTGCATCCGCTCGAACTGCACACGCTGATCGGCGCGCTTGGGGCTATGGCCGTTAGGGCGATCGACAACGGCTCGCCAGTCGGCAAGATCGCCGCAGATGCACTCCTCGGACGTGTCGCCGAGCTGCGGTGGGCATGCAGATGATAGCCCCCATCCTGAACGCCATCCCACCGTTTCTAGTCGGTACTCCGCGGTGGCTTCTGTGGCGCGAGATCCAGCGCAAGGGCAAGCGGACGAAAGCGCCGTTTACTGTCCGCAATACGGCGGCATCATCGACGGACGCGAATACATGGGCGCCATTTCCCGAGATCGAGGCGGCCATACTCAAGCAACCGCGCTCGTTCGATGGCGTCGGCTTCAGCCTTGGCGACCTCGGCACTAGTGACCATGCCGCCGGTATCGACCTGGATAGTTGCCTTGATGAGGATGGCGCTGTCGCCGATTGGGCACAGCCGATCGTCGATGCTCTTAACACCTATATTGAGGTCTCGCCATCCGAGACCGGACTGAAGGCGTTTTTTAGGTGCCACGCTGAAGATGCGCGAGCAGCGCGCACTGCGTTTGAGATTGAAGCAAACAACTGGGGTTGCAAGCGCACAGTTGGCAAGCTGAACGGGAAGGACCACGGGCCGGCCATCGAGGTCTACCTGGGACCAGGACGGTATTTCACTGTCACCGGCAAGCGCTGGCCAACCGCGCCGGAGGACGTGGCTCTTCTGGACAGCGCTACGCTGGACCGCGTCGCCCAACTGGTCCGCAGGGCAACCGGACCGGTCGCCAGCTCGAACGAAGGACGGGTCCATAACCGATCTGGTCGGGACAACTCACGCAGTGCCATCGCGTTCCGTACCGGCGCCAAAGTGGTCCGCGACGGTGCCGATTTCGAGCAAATGTGCGAGGCGGTCCGCGATCACGCGGACACGGCAGAGTGGTATCGCGAGAAAGGGGAACCGAACAACCGTCGAGAGCTGCGCAACATCTGGGACAAGGTCAGTAGTGCATATGTCCTGTCGCCATTCTCGCCACTCGACAGCGCGCGACAGTTACTCAAGCGGAACTTCACGGTCGGGCCAGACCGCACGCTGCATCACCAACAATCCACGTTCTACCATTGGACCGGCGCCTGTTATAGCGAGCTGCCGCACGAGAGCTTGCGCGCCCGCGCCTACGCTTTCCTCGATAAAGCGCAAGTGGAGACGAAGGACGGCATTGATCCATTCAAGCCTAACACGAAGATCGTCAATAATGTCATGGACGCACTCGCGGCTGCGGCACAACTGCCTGTAGGCACGAAGGCACCGACATGGCTTGATGCAGGACAACGGGTGGCGCCTTCGGAAGTTCTGGCCTTCACCAACGGCTCGCTGCATCTGCCGACCCGACGGCTGCGACCACACACACCGCTATTATTCAACCTCCACGCCGTGGATTACCCCTATGACCCAAAGGCGCCAGAGCCTGAGGCGTGGCTTAAGTTCCTCAACAGCATCTGGGGAAAGGACCAGGCATCAATCGCGACGCTGCAGGAAATTTTCGGACTGACGCTGACGACGGACACCTCGCACCAAAAAGCCTTTCTGGTCATAGGACCAAAGCGTTCAGGCAAGGGCACTATTGCCCGCGTTCAGTCAGCGGTGATTGGCAAAGAGAACGTTGTCGGGCCCACCTTATCGTCGCTGGGTGACCGGTTTGGTACCGCACCGCTGATCGGCAAGCTGCTGGCAATCATATCGGACGCCCGCCTCGGCGGTCGGACAGACCCAAGCATCATCGCGGAGCGTATTCTATCTATCACCGGCGAAGATGCGATCACCGTTGATCGTAAGAACCGCGACTGCTGGACCGGCACGCTGCCGACCCGGTTCATGATCTTTACCAACGAGATCCCACGACTGACCGACGCCAGCGGTGCCCTGACGAGCCGGTTCATCGTCCTGTGCCTGACCCTCTCATTCTTCGGGCAGGAGGACACTGGCCTGACCAATAAAATCCTCCGCGAGCGGCCGGGAATTTTGAACTGGTCCCTGACGGGCCTGGATCGGCTCCGCGAGCGAGGTCACTTCATCCAGCCGCCTTCCGCAGCGCAGGCAGTCCGCCAGATGGAAGACCTCGGCAGCCCGATCCTCGCGTTCATTCGCGATCGCTGCCTGATCGGCCAGGGCAACCAAGTCAACGTCGATCGGCTTTTCGAGGAATGGGTTTCGTGGTGCCGCGACCAGAACCGCGATCGGCCTGGCACGAAGGAGCATTTCGGCAAAGACATCCACGCCGCCGTGCCTGGGCTACGCAGGACGCAACCCAGACTGCCGGGCGGCTGGCGTGACAACGTCTATGAGGGAATTTCCGTCAAACCAGCGAAAAGACCCTACGAACACAGCGACGAAGCCGCCGACCAAGGTGACTGCTGATGGCCCCTGCTGACCTCATCCGGCTTGCGTTGACACGCGTTGGCACGCGTTCCGGACCAACTTACCCCTCTCCCGCTCCTGCATCGTCATTCATCCGGAACAACCATAACGCCCGTGCGTACGAGGTTAGTTTGGCACGCGTGCCAACCCGTGCCACCCGGGACCGCTCTGACCTCTCAAACCAGCCTCCAAATGAATGAACCGCCATCATGGTCACCATCTCCACCAAGGGAAGCGCGAAAGCCCCTCGTTCTTCCTGCCGGACCCTTCAAACCCGAACCACGGAGAAATGCGACATGAGCACCACTGAGACCGCCGAGATCGTCACCACCACACAGCAAGAGGCTGGGGGTTGGTGGAGGGACAACAATGGCCGCTGCCTCTCGGCCGATACGGCGAAGCAGGCCATTGACGCGGTGTGCGAGGATTTATTGGTCCGGGCCGCGGCTATGGAACAACGAGCCATGCGTGACGGCCTGTCGAAGCGCGCGATTGACAGGATGCAAACCACTGCGCGCGAGCTTCGGTCGGTGGCGTACGACCTGGCTTGCGTCAGTGTGCGCCGAATCAAAAGGCCGGAGGTCGCTGCATGACCCGAGCTGAGGAACGCCGAGAATGGACCCGGCAGAAGCAGGAAGCCCGCGCGATCAGGGAACGCGAGTGGGCAGCGCGCATCGCCGCGATAAATGCATGGCGGATCGACCCGCTATACAGCGTGATCCAGACCGATGACCTGACGCTTCCGACGCTGCCGGCAGCGAAGGACGCCGTGCTGTTCCTCTGGTCGCCGCAGACGCCTGGTTGCCCCGAGGCGCTGTATTACGACGGACCAGGGTTGCCCGAAGCCTTTGCCGCCGTGAAAAACTGGGGCTTCACCTACAAGACTTCATTCTACTGGTGCGAGGAAACCGAACGTCGGCCGGTCCGGACCATCTTAACCTGCACGCGCGGTAGAATTCCGGCTCCAGCTCCAGGCCAGCAACCGAAGCAGACGTTTTTCTCGGCAGTCGATGGACCCGATGGCCGTGCGGTGATCTCTGACATGATAGGGGCGATGTTTCCTTCGACTCCGTGCCTATCCGTCTGGAGCGGCGCCGCCGCCGACGTGAGGCTGGCCGCCGGATGACCCTAATCGTCTATGCTGATCAGGGCCTCGACTACTTCACGGTCAGCGCCGAACAGTGCCGAGCCGACGAATGAAGACGCGGCCGCCACGGATCGCCACGCAAGCCCCGCGCCTGCAGACGCGCCGCCATGACCGCTTCTATGATAGCGAGCCATACAAGGTTTGGCGCGACGCTGTGAAGGCGCGGGCAAGCTACGCGTGCCAAGACCCGAACCATCCTGCAGATCTGCCGAGAAGCGGCCGACAGGCGCGCCTGGTGGCAGATCATGTGGTCCCTATCAAGCAAGGCGGCGATCGGTTCGGCGCTGGCATGTGCCGATGCTGGAGCTGTCACGAACGCAAAGGCGCGCTCGATCGTGCTGCGGTCGCGCGTCGCAAGTTCTGATATCCCCCACCGGGTAGGGGGCTTGGGGAGTCTGGCCGCCGCAGCCCAGCACTCGCAGCGCCATTTTTGGTATGTTTTTATGGCGTCACGCAATATTATGCCGGTAACGATCTCAAGGTTGGAGAAACGATATTCGTGATCGAGCACCTGAAATGCATCGAATGCCAGCGAGAGTGGGACTGGGAACGGCCACCCGGTCGTCGCGGAGCTGGTCCGCCCATCTGCTCGGACAAATGTCGCAAGAATCGGTTGCGTCGGTTTAGGCCAATTCGCCCCAAGGTAGCTGAGTTGGCGGCTTTAGCTGTCGCAACGTCGGCTAATCCGGAGCCTCAGGTACGGCTACAACCCGGTCAGTGGCCCTGGTCGACTCAGGTGCCGGTCCCGGAACCGGAAGCATCTCAGGCTGAGCCAGGAGAATCCCGCGTAGGCCAGCCTCCCCACGTGCCGACACCAGAACAGCGGCAGTGGGTGCAGGATAGAGCCGGCAATGGCGCCTCTCCGGCCGAGATCGCATTCATGGCCGGCCTATCAGAAGTGACTGTCCAGCAGCACTACCACGATGAGCTGATCCGCGGGCCGGCTGTCGCGAACGACGCGGTCGCAACAAACCTTCGAAAGATTGCCTCAGAGGGCACAGGCAGCGCTGCGGTGTCGGCCGCCAAGGTCTGGCTGCTTTGCCGCGGTGGTTGGTCGGAATATGCCGCCGGCGCTCCCAAGCCAGTGGCGCCAGAGCAGCCGGCGGCGCTGGGCAAGAAGGCGATGGCGGACAAGGAAGCTCAAACGGCCGCAGTGGGCACCGGCTGGGCTGACCTCGTCCGCCACTGATGATCGACCTGTCCCGGCGCGACTGGCGCCAACGTATCCTAACCGGCCGGTCGCTTCTGCCGGACATCGAGATGGATGTTGCTGAGGCGAAGCGTGCGGTTACGATGTTCAACAAGCTTCACCTGCCAGATGTCATCGATCGGCCGAAGATGGCAACGGCCAGTGGGCAGTGGTTCAAGGACATTGTGGGGTCGGTATTTGGAACGGCCTGCGGTAACGTGCCTCGCGAGGTCCGTGAGTTCTTCATCCTAGTGCCGAAGAAGCAGAGCAAAACGACAGGCTCCGCCGGCGTGATGGTGACGGCCCTCCTGATGAATAAACGGCCTCGTGCCGAGTTCCTTTTGATCGGACCGACGCACGATATCTCAAAGCTCGCCTTCGCCCAGGCTGTTGGCATGATCGAGGCCGATGACGAAGGCTACCTTCAGAAGCGGTTCCATGTGCGGGACCATTTGAAAGAAATCGTCGACCGCGAGACTAAATCGACGCTGAAGATCAAGACCTTCGACACCGCCGTGATGACCGGCGTTAAACCTGCCGGCGTCCTGCTCGACGAGTTGCACGAGATATCCCGTAACCCTGACGCTGGCCGCGTTATCGGCCAGGTGCGCGGCGGCATGCTGGCGATGCCGGAGTCGTTTCTGATCTTCATCACAACCCAGAGCGACCAGCCCCCGCAGGGGGTGTTCCGCGACGAGCTGAAGAAAGCCCGGGCGATACGGGATGGCACACAGGGCGGCGCCATGCTGCCGGTCCTCTATGAGTTCCCAGAAGATATCGCTGTTCCGGCTAGGTCGGGGGAAACGCCGCCTTGGTTCGATAGCTCGCTCTGGTGGATGGTAACCCCGAACGCGGGGCTCTCCGTCCATATCGAGCGGTTGGTCGAGGAGTTTGAGACGGCGCGATCGACGGGCCTGCACGAGCTGGCTCGCTGGGCATCGCAGCATCTCAATGTCGAAATCGGTCAGGGACTGCGCACCGACCGCTGGACGGGCGTCGAATACTGGGAGAGCCGCGCGGATCCGAACCTGACCTTTGAGGAGGTGTTGGACCGGTCCGAGGTGGTCGTGATCGGGATCGATGGCGGCGGCCTCGACGACCTATTCGGCCTAGTGGTGCTTGGCCGCGATCTGAACACGCAGCGCTGGCTGCTGTGGTCCCACGCCTGGTGCCACGTCGGCGTGCTCGAGCGACGGAAGCTGATAGCGGCGCGGCTACAGGACTTTGCGGCGGCTGGCGAGTTGACCATTGTGGATGACCGGCTCAACGACCTCGAGGGCATCGTTACGCTGGTCAACGAGGTGAAGGAGCGAGGATTACTGGGCGCGGTCGCCGTCGACCCTGCTGGTATTGGCGAATTAGTCGATGCATTGGCGACGATCGATGTGACGCAGGAGAACAAGCTCTTAATCGGGGTGGCGCAAGGTTACCGCATGATGAACGCCATCAAGACCACCGAACGCCGGCTTGCGTCCGGCACCCTGTGGCATAGCGGATCCCGGCTGATGGCGTGGGCGGTAGAGAACCTGCGGATCGAACCGACGGCGACAGCGATCCGTGCGACCAAGCAGCACGTTGGCGACCTGAAGATCGATTGCGCGATGGCGATGTTTGACGCGGTCGATGTGATGAGCACCCGACCATCGAGTGGCGATTCGATTTATAACACGCCGGCGCGCGCCGAGGGTTTCCTCGTGCTCTGACGTGCCAAGCGTCATCACGATTGTCGTCCTCGTTTTGATCGTGTTGCTGCTCCGCCCACGGGACCGATGAGGCTGCTAAGCTCAAGTCTCTCCTCATTCCGGATCGACGACGAACACGTGCTGCGCGCGAGGCGCCTGACGGCATGACCCCAGCGCATCATTTCCGGCTTGCCGCCGCGTCACGCTCGCGGAATGGGGGGCGGAGGCTAGGGAGTAAAATACTGGATGCCCATGCCAACCGTCGCGAATAGAATCGATGGGTTGGTGCGGAAGCGCCCCGGGATCAGCAAAGAGGAACTGCGCAAGGCGCTCGGCACCGACGTGAACAGGACGCGCAGCAGCCCGTTGAGAGAATGCGTATTCAGCCGAGTGGGATTGGTCTGATCATGACGGCGAATGCGGCGCACTGATTGTCGGCGACGACGAATGTCATCACGCAAGGCCGCAAGAATCCGACCGGAAGCTATCGCAATGAACTCCCGGGGCGTCCCCCCGCCCCGGTCAGCAATCGCATGAGCAATCCCAGGTTGTACCCGGCAACGTGGATCAGATAGCGCTTCTGCACGTTGTCCCGGCCGCGCAACCAGACCCGGCGCATGCCGCCGCATCAAGGATCAAGGCGAAGCCGCTCGCCTTGGCCTCTGCCGCGTCCTTTGTGCAGACGGCAACGACACACGCGCTCGCGCCGGTGAGCGGTCATCATCAGCGCAGTGTCGATTCGTCTTCAGAACCGTGACCACGAACTGGCGAGGTGCAAAGTTCAACACCGCGCTTGGCAACATCAAGGCCGCCATCACAGGGACCTACCGCGCCATCAACAGCAAGCATGTCCCCCGATACCTCGCTGAATTCGAATACCGCTTCAACCGAAGATACGATCTGGCCGCCATGATCCCCCGCCTCACTTGGGCCGCCGTCCGA